GATCTGTAAATAATTCAAACATACGTGCTACTTTTTCTAACCATGCATCTGGTACTGCTGTTTGTCCACCTACTGTGCCAGCACCCATAACTCTTACACCGTTAACAGTAACTTCACGTTTGAAGAAATCACTGCCATCACCTATAACGTCAATAATTGAGCCATTTCTGTAATCAATATCAAGATCATCAATAGCAAACTCTGGATGGTCAACTTGTAGTCCACTATCTTGAATTACAACATCTACACCAGTGCCATCGAATATATATGGAAAATTACTAGTGGTTTCGTTTCCAACATATGGTTGAACTAAAAAGCTATGACGTATTTTACCCCAGTCTCTATAATTACCTGCATCAACTGTAGTTTTATTAAAGTTGGCTATTTCTTGTGCTGTCAACCCAATTTGAATATCGTCACGCTGTTCTGGAGGAATTTCTACACTGTAAACTCTAGGGTCATTTGTAAGAGTTTTTGCTTCTTCGTCTGTTAAACTATAGTGACAACTTCTCAAACTGCCGTCTCTGTTGTTTACAATATCAACTCGTCTAGCCGGAACAAATCCATCGTCTTCACTAGTGTTTTCAATTTGATTCCAAAAAGAATCATAATCAACACCGCGATTCAAGCTAACAATATATTCGCGTTCGCTCATTGCGACTCCTTAATGTAGATCTACCCAAACACTATTTGCATAGCCTTGGAATTTATTTGTAGTAGTATTATAAATCATATCGCCATTACTTGGCGTTAAGTCATTTCGTTCAGTAGTTGTAAAACTTGCTAAACGTAATGGACTAGTAGTAATTTTAACTGCGTCAACGGCTTGTAGCTCAATACTTGCCGCACTATCGATAATAGGAGTTCCTGTACCAGTACCAGTAAAGCTATCTGCACTCACTGATCCGCTAAACACTACATCGTCAGTAAATGTAATCGCCGCATCTGTTGTAGTTATTGTACTATTAGTTACAGTTAAATTTCCAATCGAATCTCCTGCGTCTTGGAATGTAAATACTCCTGCACCGTTAGTTGTTAGTACTTGTCCAACAGTTCCGTCACTAATACCTAAGTCTGTTATATCAGTTGGAATTGACGGTGCTCCAACCAAATCTCCATATGATCCTGATGTAGCAATATTTGCTAGTACTGGAGTACCTGATATGTCTGCATATGCTCCGCTTGTTGCAACACTTGCTAATCCTGAAACAATACTTGCACTAAGTCCTGTTAGATTAGATCCGTCACCGTAATAAAAATTTGAATATGTATTTTGGTAACGATTGTTCGATGCACCTAAGTTGTATGTATTTGCTGTAAACGGTGTCACATTACCAAAACTAACACTATTGCTGGTTTCAGAACCCCCAATTAAAACTTGTCCTAATGTAATTCCTGTTAAGTTAGCACCACTGCCATAATATTCTGTAGCATTAACATCTCCACTTACATCTAATTTACGTCCAGGTGATGAATTAAAAATACCAATTCTTTGTGTACCAGTGTCGATTTTAATTGCAGTAACTTCACCGGAAAGTGGCTTAACTCTAATATCTAAGTCCTGATCGTTTAAAGTTGTTGCAAGAATTACATCATTGTTAACATACAATTTAACATTATCAGTTGCGCCTACTATAATACCAGTATCGCTTTTAAATGTAACACTACCGTTTTGTGTGTAATCACCGGCTGTAGTAACAGCATCAGTAATTCCGTATCCAGATAATGTAGTTGGAGTTCCAACTAAATTTCCCCATTCTCCGTTAAACAATGTAGGTTTGTTAGTAAAGTTTGCCCAGTCTAAATAATATGACCCAGCAAAGCCATTTAATGTTGTAGCATCTAAGCCAGCACCGCCTGATGTAATATCATCTGCAGGAGCCCATTTGCTACCATCCCATTTCAATACTTGTCCTAATGTCGGTGCTGTTGAAAATGTATCAACATCGGACAAATCATTAATGTCGTTAACCAAATCAGGCTTATTAGTTAAATCATTATAACTACCTGTTGTTGCTACTGATGCAAATGTTGGTCTTCCTAGTATTTCAGAATAAGCTACACTTCCATTAATCCAGGCCTCATCAGCTGTACTATACTTCATTACTTGATTAGATGCTAATCCGGTAAAGTTTGTAGGAATATCACTTCCACCACCTTCACCACCACCAGTATTTGTAATTGTGATACGTCCAGTTAAATCATTGTAAGTAATATCAATACCAGTACCTTCAACAAGTATTGCGGCAACTCTATCATCTACTCTTTCATTTGTAAAATACTGATTAGCACCTTCGGGCAAGTCTGTTGTAGTAGCGGCTACATTAGGTTTATCTGTTAAATCATTATAACTTCCACTAAATGGATTATAACTAACACCTGCAATAGTAAGTCCTGTTGCCTCAATGTTAGCCGCTCCAACTATTCCACTTCCTGTTAGATTTAAATTGTCACCTACCGGAAGTTCTTTTAGTTTGTTTTGATCATCTCTGTCAACAATTAATGGTATTCTATTTGCCATATCTTTATCCTTATAATGCCGCTATTCTTGTTTGAAAGTCGGTGAAGTCTATACTTGCTGCCGCTGTCGCTTTTAAAACTGTTAAACTTACATAGCCTGGTATTGTTCCATTTACTGCATCTACTAGTATTGTACTATTGTCTGCAAAAACACTACCTGTAATATCACCTGTATGATATCCTGTACTGTTACCTAAAAGTGTTCCAGTTACTGTTCCTGTTACATTTCCTGTAACATCGCCTGTTAGATCTCCTGTTAGTGTTGTTGCTACTAAAGATGTAGTTATTACACTACTATTATTAACAGGACCAACAACTTGTGCAGATATTCCGTCAATCATTAGTGTACTATCATCAGCATGCACACTACCTTTAACATCTGAAATTACAACATTAATTGTTCCATTTTCAATAGCAACAATTTTTGCGTATACTTCTGTAAAATTATCATTAACTTTTGTGAAAGCTGTTCTAATTGGATCACCGTTGCCCTTGTTAGCACTAGTTCCGATGTTTATAATTTGCTGTGCCATTATACTCTCCCTACAACCACTTCAACTGTTCCGCGGTCATCGGTGTCTTTGCTGGCCACCGCCTTACCTATTACAGTTCCTATCTTAGGATCATTGTCTACAATAGCGTAGCCCGGGATAGCACTCGTAACTAGTAAGTCTCCTTTTTCTACCCGCCCTAATACTTTACAAGGTACTCTACCTGTTAATGCAACTGCGTTTACAAAATCACCAAACAAATCAACATTCATTAAGTGTGCAGGATTTGTACTAACAACACCTGCTACTCTTCTGTCGCCTACTTTGTCTGTTATAGTTACTTCATTTTGTCCGCCGAATACAAGCACTGTACCAGGTTCATAACTATTATCTCCTAAATAATTTTCTGCTAAGTCAGCATATTGTGCCGCTGTTGCTGTACCGTAAATTGTACCGAACTTTAAATTACTAGTACCTAAGTCATAACCACCATTTGAACTTGGTGTTACTGCTGACTGTTTAAATATTACTGAAGCAACGTTATTATTTGCTACAATACTAACTTCACCAGCACTACTAAATCCTGTACCAGCACCAATTGCAATGCCTGTACTTGAAGCACCCTTTTCGCCAGGCGCTTCAATAAATGACGTATACATCCAGTCACTTGCTAATACAGGTGAGTTCTGTGTAGCATCTGACGGATCACCATAACTACTATTCTTTTGGAAGAATGACGGAACACTATTTGTACTACCAATTTTTATTGTTCCAGGGAATGTTGAAGTAGTATTACTTGGTACTGTACCAACAGTATCAAACACTTTAGCACCACCCGGTGTTGTCATTGTCATTGTATTTGAAGTTTGGTCTAGAATTTTATAGTTATCTAACCAGTACGACTGTGCATCAATTCTACCATCAGTTCCTGTTTTAACAATTCTGTCTGCAACGCCTGTTGTAGTAAATGACCCACCAATGTTAACAACATCAGCAAATGTAACAGCTGATGCATCTCCTGCACTTGCGTTTGTTCGACCAAACACTGTATTTTGTGCAATTTCTGGTAAATCAGCAAAATCAACTGAACTATCTTTTAGTGTTACCCAACCATTGGTTACAGTAAAGTCACCACTATCAAAACTTGCTAGTCCTAAATCTGCTTGTACAATACCAGTAGCATTTGCTCTAGTAGTAGCCGCGTTCATTGCAAGTTTACTTTGTAGTATACCTGCATTTGAATTGATATCTCCATTTACAATACTATCTGAAGTAATTGCAAATGTAGCAACGTTACCTGCTACTGTTAATGAAACGTCACCTGCTAGTGTATGATTATCGTAATTTGTACCGCTCCAGACTAGTATGTCGTTAGTTTGTCTATTTCCAATATTAGCACCAATTGCTTCTGGGCCAAATGGTGTTCTAGCATCAACATAACTTTTAGTTGTAACATCTTGAAGATTTGTTGGATCAGCATGATTATAGAACTTATAGCCGCCAGCATTAATATCGCCGGTTATTTCAGTAGTACCATCTCTTGCTAGTACACCTGCACCAATTGTTCCTGTAACTAGCTTAGTACCGTTTCTATCAAAATGTAGTCTACGTGTTATAAATCCTTCAGCGGCAAACTCTGTAGGAACAGCCGCTGGATCAGCATCTGACATTGTATCATCATTACTAAATTCTGTAATTCTAACACCTTGTTTAAATCCAAGTCCATCCAAGTTACTAATAGCAATACTTGCCGCAAATGTAACAGTACCTGTTCCTTGGTCTACACTAAAGAACTTACCAATTCTAAAGAATCCGTCTTGGTCAGTACTTGCAAAGAACACACGCCCTTTGCCTCGTTCATTGACTTCGTTTGCCTGTGCCGCTGGCTTAACTGGATCACCGTAAATAATACTTGGATAGTTAGTAGTGTTGAAACCGCCAGTACCAATTTTATCAAAGTCATGTCCGTTAGCTCTTAGTGTTGAAATACCAACTGTGATACTAGCACTTTCTCCATCTTGTAACGAAAGAGGAATAGTTCTTGTTGCGTTTCCACTGAATATAATAGATTCTGCAAGTCCAGATGCACTAAACAATCCACCTACACTATTAATATTACTTGCAGGTAAGTCATTTAGTTGTACAGTAGCATAGTCGCCTCTGTCTGTATAGTTTGCAACAATGTGTGTTTTTCCGTGGAAGGAGAAAATCATATCGTTATTTGCAAGTCTAGCTTGTAAACTTGCTGTTACTTTTTCAATAGCAAGCACAACGTCACCTGCTGTAGCACCCATTGTTGTACCAACACCTGCATAAGTGTTCAATGCCGCTTCTACATTACGCATTGTTAAGTTAACGTGACTAAAGCCGCCATCAAATACAATCTGGAATCGATCTGCAGGTAATGCACTGTTATCACTGTCTTGATTATTAAAGCTAATACTTCTATATACTCTATCTGTATTTTCTTCAAAGATAACTGCTGTTGAAGGTCTAATACTTGTAACACCTGCAACATCGTCGAACAAGTGATTCTTGTTCATACGTATTGTTACATATGGTGAAGCATCACTTGCTAATGCAGGATTATGTAAACCAGTAATAGCATTTTCTAATCCAGTGTCGCCTGAAACTGATAACCTATAAATCGTTTGATTAGCACCTTTTCTTCCAGTTGGTCCGGTAGCACCCGAGTATCCACCAGTATTACTAACTGGAACATCAACTGCACTAACTGCTGTTACTTCGTATGATGTAACTCCTGAGGAAGTATAAACATCAACAATACTATTTGCATATGGATGATAGTCACAATCATAAACAAATATACTAAAGTTACCTGCATTATGATTAAATTCACCAAATCCGTATACGTTAGTTGGATCATTATATACTTTAGCAGGCTGTTGCATATTACGTAGTGAAGTAACAATGTCAACAGTTTCGTTTGGATCTGATCCAGCGGCAACAAGTCCATAGTTACCGTTGGCGTTAGAACAGTTTAGAGCTCTAATTTCCGAACCATTATTACTAAAGAACGCTGTGTGGTTGTAGTATGTAAATGTTGAAACTTGCTCTGACAGTGACGCATTGTTACAGAACAATCCGTAACCTAAATCGTTAACCTGAGTATAGTCGTTTGCCAACATACTTCTGTTACCAGCAGTCTGGATAAAGATTGGCTGTGGGAATGTACTATCAGTATACCCATTACCTTCATTTGAAAGTTTGTTAATTAATAATTTTGCTGTACCTGTCCCGCCGTCGTATTCTGAAACTGCATCAACTTGATATCTTATACCATTAATAAAGAATGGAGCAGGTGTTTGTGGTTTTCTAATTCTTAAACCTGTACCTGCTGCCGATTGAACATTAAGTGTATAGTTGTCGTCTTTACTAGTAATAACTGTTTCTAAGTTACCAGCAAAACCGTCAATATACATACCACCTCGGAATGCCTGTTTATTAATACTTCCGGAGAAGCTACCACAAACCTGTGTGTAAGGTGATTTAATAAGGATTTGACCTGCAGGATCAAGTACCTGTGCAAAGCCTCCGTGTCCTTGGAATGACATATTTGCAAGTCTTGTTGCATCGTTCATTAAGAACACATCCATTTGATCATTAGTCTTAGGAACACTAGTTGAATCATTAGGATCTGTTAAGTAATGGTATCCATAATTTCTTGTTTGTTTAATATGCCATGCACCACTAGAAATATTATTTAAGTTTGGTAAAATATCTACAGTCAAAGTAACATCAAAACTACTTCCACCGTCGGCATTACTAATTAAACCAACTGCTCCGTTGTCGGTATAGAACCAAGCGCCGTCCCAGGCTGTTGGAGAAATATTATCTGCTGGAGTTACTGTAATAGTACCGCCAACTTCGTTTGTACCTGTAAGACTAATGTCCTGCGCTGTTGCAATATCTGCACCATACCAATCTGTAATTTTAAGATTATCTAATAACTTGTCTCTATAGAAGTATGTGCGTACCCATGGCGATTGTGAAATTCTTCTTGCAGGACGTATTTGACAACGTCTAAAGTCCGAACCTTTAACAGAAACGTTAGCAGGAACTTTAATTGGATAATCTTCGTAGTAAATACCAGACTCAACGTGAATAGTAATTTGCTTTTCAGCAGTTGGGTTACCGTATTCAAGTTCTTCACCAATTTTAAATAGTGTTGGCTCAATTAACACAACTTCGACTCTGTCGTATACTGTACCACCTAAGTCTAGACCGCTTATATATTTTACAATGCGTCCTCTTGCTCCTGATGTCTTACCAACAATAATTTTTCCTGGAAGAATATCAACGTTTGTATTAATACCTTGGTCAGTACTATCATTACCTGCACCGTTACTAAAGTCAATAGTATAAGTGCTTCCTTCAACAGGAGTATAGTTATCTTTTGCAATGAATCCGTTAGTAAGGATATCTAAAATAATATCGAATTTTGTATTAATAGCATCTTTAACTGTACTACTAACATCATTAATGTTGCTGTTTAGCCATTGCGGTACTGATGTTGTGTAATCAGTTGGATAAATTTTAGTACCTTCGTATCCTGCACATTCAAATACAACATTTTCAATTACAACAACATCACCTGAACTAAGTCCGTGTGCAGTAGTTGTAGTAACTACAGCTAATCCTGTTATGTTGTTGTATGCAAAGTTGCTTACATCAAATGTATTACCGCCAAATGTAATAGTACCGCCGGTTACATATGTATGAACGACGGTTGACACTCCAACATTTACTTCGAACGTATTAGTTGCTAGATTATTTGGAGTAACAGCAAATCTTTTAGACTGTGTTAGCAAATCAACGTTACTAATAACTTGATTAACAATTTGTTTTAATTTAGCAATAGCGGCTCTTGTTTCAACACCTTGTGTAATTCTTGCCTTTGCACCAGATGGACTATTAAAATATCTTAGTGCTGATTGTAGTGCATTGATATTAGCATTTGTTCCATTTCCAATATCGAGGATCATTCCTTCGATCATTAATCCAACATCACGCTCACAGGTAGTGCCTGGCAATTCTGTTCCTATTGGATTTGCTAGAGCAGTTAAACCATTTGAAATTACATCAGTAATTGTCGTTGTAAGTATATCAGCTCTTCCGATAACATCTTTGTTTCCAGATCCTGATTCTACAATATATCCGTTGGTAGTATCTTGTAAGAAGCTCTCTGGATAAACTAAGTTGCCATCTGTACAACTGATATTAATTCCGCTTATTGAAACAACGTCACCTGCACTAAATCCGTGGTTGGTTGTAGTTGTCAGTGTAGCAATACCAGTAACGTTATCGTAAGTAAAGTTGCTTACATTTAAGTTACCATTTACTAGTCCGCCGTTCACATATGTATGTACTTTAGATGACGAACCAATATAAAATTCAAAACTAACTGCTGTTAAGTTATTTGCATCAACAACAAATGTTCCTTGTTTAGGAGTATATGCTGTATTTGTAAGAACATATTGCTTTACAAGATCTCTAGCAAATTCAATTGCGGCATTTGTTTGTGCAATTTGATTTTGAGTGTTGCTTAGATTATCTGATCTACCTACAGCATTTCTTAATCCAGCTAGATAACTAGATGCAACTCTGCGTGTTTCAATGTTGCCACCTTTTGACAAGTCGTTAATCCAAGCATCAACAATATAGCCTACATCTCGTTTACATTTAGCACTATTATATCTAAAGTCATACCATAGTGTACCAACACTAGCATTACCAATATTATGGTTAATCCATGCTTTAACTTCTTCCATAATAAATTCTTTATTTCTAAAAAGAATTGATTCGGTACTTGGATTAATAACATTAGTTGCTTGATATGAAAGACTTGGGAATGTATCGTTTACATAATCAATGATTGCTTTTTGTATGAATAATTTATTTTTTCTTAGGTACGTAATTGCATTTTCTGCAGAAGTGTTTAAGTTAGTAGTTCCTTCTGCAACTACTAGGGACACTCCTTTACCATCGTCATATGTAATTGTTTGTCTATATGCACCTGGTTCAATTGGAGCAGTTTCTACAATTTCTTGTGCTTTTAAACACGCTGCCTTTAAACTGCCATAAGCATAACTAAGTCCGCGACCTTCAAGGCCTACTGGAGTACGTGCTTGTGTGTCATCGCCTTGTTTAGTAACAAATAAATCTTCAGTTGATGCATATGATGTATTGTCTACGTATAATTTACTTGCGGCTTGCAAGTCTTCAGCATTTCCTGTGTCAACTCCTGACAAATCTCCGGGATGATCATGAAGGTATAGAGCACCTTCCATTTTATCACCTTGACGTCTAACTACATTTTTACGTGGAAGTGCTTCGTCATCTTTGTAAAATCCGTATAGCGATTCATCGTATGTAATATCTTTAATAAAGTCTTGACCATTTGGTTGTGTAGTTACACCAAGTGCAATGCTAACTGCTTGTCTTGATGTATCATTGTTATTTTGTGCTTCTTCTTTTGTTGCATGAATACTAACTTGATCTTCATTTACAAAACGAATAAAGTAATCAGTATTGTTTGTCAGTCCTCCTGGAGGAGTTCCAGTTGTAGAGTAGCGCCATTTAGTTCCGTTTGCACTCCAATCTAGACCGTGATCATTAATTACAAGATTTCCGCCTCTGTACTCACTAATTGTTTTTTGATATTCACTAGCGTTAGAAGGTTCTTGACGTGCAAGAACAGATTTATTTGGTTCAAATGTTACATTTGGTGCGTAGTATTGATCTTGGAATTTTTTGTCTGTAACAAGATCATCAATAGTAATGCTCGAACCATGTGTAGTATTAAATTCTGCAATAGCCTCTGGTGATGTTGCAATTAGTCCAATAGAATAAACTCTGTTGCCACTGAGAGGTCCACCTAAAATTGGACTAGTGTCAGCGTTAATATTTGCACCTGTATTAGTAATAGTAATATTACTTGAACTTGAATTGTCAATGCTAATACCGTCGCCTGCTGTAAGAGTTTTTTGTACTAATTCTGTACCAGCAGTGTTACCAATTAGTAATCCGCTCGGTGTAATTGCTGTTGGAGTATCGTTTAGTGCAGTAAAACTAATAGTTCCGCCCTGTCCAAAGACAGCATAAAGTTCTGTAAAGTTTTCATTTGCTTTACGAAACGATTCGCGAATACTATCACCAGTACCGTCGTTACCCTCAACACCTAAGTAAATATCTTGTTTTGCCATTGATTAAAATCCTACGCTTTCACCGCAACCACAACTACTGGTGCTTGCAGGGTTCTTTATATCGAAGTACGAACCAAATACTTCTTTTTTGTAATCTATTGTTGAGCCTAACAAAAACATTATGCTCGCCTTGTCAATTACAAATTTCCCATCTGGTAAGTCAATTACTTCATCGTTTTCGTCAGGAGCATCTTCTAATTCCCAGTTATACTTAAAACCAGCACATCCGCCGCCTTGCATGCTTAGTCTAATAGCACCTCTATCATGCTCTTTAAGCATGGTGCTCATCTGATTTATTGCTTCGTCTGTTAATTTTACTATGCTCATTTAACTTACTCCTATGTATTTATGTTATATTCTATAATCCGAACGTAAATAAATACAATATGTTCAAAAGAATAGAAAAAGAAATTAGATTTTATGTGCGCAAAAGTAAGAAGGGAAAGACTCATCCTTACAAGCGACTACGTAGTTATGCTGTCTTTGAATGCGATGACTGTCATCAAGAGTTTAAAAGAGAAAAGGGCAAAGTGGACCCGAAGCGATTAGACGACTTCTATATCCACGTTTGCCCTGATTGCGATCCTAAACGATTTGCTCAACGTAAAGGTGTTGAGCAACGTAAAAGACTTGATTTGTCAGTTGATGTTGACACTACAATTGATAAACTTTAGTCTTCTCTTTTGTAGATTGTCCAAGCACCGTAAGCAATAGCACCGTATGCTACTAGGCTTGCAATTGGTTTAAAGATTAAGAACGCTACGCCTGCGCCGATTAAAATTGCTCCGTCAAGAGTGGTTCTTTCACTGAGTCTTGCTGTAATCCATTTTTTGACCATTTGTGTTCTCCTTGTGTTTTATATTTATGTAGTGCAATACTGGCTAGATTCTTACACTTTGACTCTACCATAATATCTGCATAGTTGTTAAATCCTAATGCCCAGTCGTTAACAGCACGGTTCCACATGTAATCACTGTGAGCTCGTAGTTTTGCTTTCTTAAATCCTTGCTCTAGTAATGACTTCATGTTAGGCTTTTTACCTTTAGCGTGTCTGTCCAGCAAGTCTTCTCTACTAACACTGTAGTGAATTGCAGGACGCACACCACGCCAGCTGTCAATTACGCGAGCAAATCTATCGTCGGTAGGCTGAATGTATTCACCTTCACGGCACCAGTGATGGTGTATGTCAAGAACGAGTGCGCAGTGGTCTGCAAGTTCGAGGCTGTGTTCGAGTCCCCACTTGTTTTCGTCGTTTTCGATTGTGATGGTGTTTCTTGCTTCAGGCGAGAGTCTTTTAAGTGCGTCGATGATGCCTTGTGGACCTTTTCGACCCGATATGTGTACATTGCATTTAAAGTCTTGGAATGACTGTCCATAGCCCATCCAGCGGATGACATCGGTGTGATATTCAAATTCTTCTATGCTCCTATCTACTATATCTTCGTTGTCGCTAGCCAAAACAGTAAACTGCCCAGGATGCATAGACAAGCGAACATCAAGCGTTCTAGCGAGGGCGCCGACCCTTGCGAAATGCTTTTCGCAATAGCTGACCACATCACTACGTTTCCAGTAATAGCACCAGTCAGACTGAGTGTATACAGGAAGGACATCACTGCCCAATCGTACCATTCGTAATTCATCAGGTAAACTCCCTACGTATTCAATCAAGTTGTAGTATGACTGAATGTTATGCACCATGATGTCCCACAAGCGTTCTTCTGCAACATCTCTTGTTTGTCTATTTAACCATTGCACTGTGGTGCTACGTGTGTTCAATGGTCGTTGAATTTCTTCTAGTAGTTTCTTCTTCTGCGTCTGATCCGGATGCATATATTTGCAAGCAAAGCCTATACGTTTAATCATAATGTATCTTTTCCAAAATTTTAAAAGTTTCTAACCAACTGTTTACATTATAGCAAATTCCTAGATCATTGTCAATGATTACTTTCTTCAAAGGATAATCATTACCATCTTTGTCCATCCGATCGCCAAAGAAATGTAATACATCTGTTGTACTAAAATCTTTTACAATTTGGCTTTTATCCGCTCCTTTTGGGGCAATATCAATGCCTGTTTCTCCTCCCGGACGAGCTTCTAGTTCTGGAAAGATAGCATTAAACTGACCTGCAATATTATTACGCTCGTTATACTTTTCATCCCATGCAACATACATTTTACGCTGTTCGTTGTTAGCATTACGTCCTACAATTGAAAAATTTACCATACCAGGACGATGTTCAAAGTGTAAGCCTGTTCTTAAAGAAAACTGACTTTCACTTAATATTTTTGATAACCATTGATGAGGATCTTCAGGTAGATTCCATTCACTAGTGTGTACGTTAACACCGGCTTCCCATATATCATTTCCACTACAGTTATAAATTCGCTGTACTGCTGTAGCAACATCTTCACCAACTTGCTCTACAGTTTTAGGATTGTCACTTCCTGTAATAAGGTAAACCTTGTTAGCATAACAAAAATCTAAAAAGAAATTTTGAAACTCTGCATCCATTCCACGACGGCTTGGGGTTAATGTGCCGTCTACATCAAATATAAATTTATTTTCCATCGCCAGTTAACCTATTTTTAAACTCGTTAAACTCTTCGCGAAGTTTTTCAAGTTTGCGCTGTAGTTCCCAGACTTCGCCTTGTAGATTTCGGTGTTCCCAAATGTCTACCTTGTTATCCAAATCATCCATTGTCTATTCCTTCACACCATGCTGTTTCGCCTTGTGTAAATTCTGAACTTACCTTGTACCATTCAGCAAAACATTCTTGTTTAGTTTCGTACCGGCCGTATTCAGCTACACGAGGTTCCATAGTATCATCTGTTGCAAATACCATACTAACAATAAGTAAAGTCCACATTATTTCCAGTTCTCCTTAACCCAATCATCTTCACACTGATGCGGATGAGGTTCACCATGAAATACAGCAACACAGGTTTTAGGCAAAATTTTTGGTTCTGCCTTCTTTGTAAAATTTCGTATGTTACCAATTTTTGCTAGATCGGCTCTATCTCGCATTTCCCACTTATAACTTTGAATCCACTCATCAGGCCAGTAACTCCATTTTCCTTTTTCAGGATATACTTTTGCCATAATCCAGTCTTGATCTCCATGTAACCTACGCATAATCATATCATGGTCTTTTACAAAATCATCGTATACATATCCCATACTACCTGATTTTAATCTAAAGATACTACTGTTCATTTGGGCCCAGTCTTTACGTAGAGAACGATTAAAGTCTCTACAAATTACAAAGTCATCAATATTATGCATAAACAGTTTATCAATATTAGCATTAATTACAATATCTAAATCAAAATATAAGATATTTCCGTTTAGCGGAAAATTTTTATCAAAGAAAATAACTTTATACCACCAACCATGTACACCTATCTGTTGTAAATTAATTGTACGGATATGTGAGTCTATTCCTCGTACATCATCTGTAAAACAAACAAACTCATATGGCAACGTAGTGTGTCGTTTTACCATATTATAGAGTTTGTTTACGTATTCTGAACTATACTTTGATCCATGTTTAAGACAAACAACGTATGTTTTAGTATCTTTTAGTTCGTTTGGTATTTGTACAACGGGTTGAGGTTCCGCATTTTTCTGCGGCAAATCTTGAACAGGTTGGACACTTTTCTGCGTCTTCTCCTGTTCTTTACGTAATTTTTCAGCTTCTTTACGAGCCTTACGATCGTCTTTAGTCTCGCCTTCGATGTACTTCTTAACCAAATGATTATACCTCGTAGATAGCTGAGTTGGCGCCGTGTTCGGCACATTCTACTCTTACACAATAACAACGATTGTTTGTCTTTTCGCGGATTAGTTTGTCTGCAAAATTAAATGCATGTTCTGCAAATTTTTCTGCACCAACGCCGTCAAAGATACGTAGTTCTGCTAGACCCTTTTCTTCAAGATCTTTTAATGTATCCATGTGAGGATCATTAACATCAACTGCTACTTTGTGATCGAAACTATCTTCTAACCAAGCCTTTAAAGGTTTTAGTCCACCAAAGTCAACTGCCCAGTTTTTATTGTCTAGTTCATCACATCCGAATGTAAATGTAAATGCTAGACTATAACCATGTAGCAAATGACAGTGTGAGTGATCTGCGTTAGGTTGACGGAACACTGCCGATAAGCCAATGTTGTGTCCGTAGTGTTTTGTACTTAGATGTCTTGCCATATATTTTCTCCTATTAAATATGTGGCGGCAGAATTAGAAGGGTTGACGCCAAGTCCTTGTTTATTAATACTACTTATTATATTATAAATTACTCAACTTGTCAAGTGAAACATTAGTCAAATTCCAACTTTTTGGAAGTAACCAATCTTCTGTGTTATATATTCTGAAGTGTGTATTAGGAAACCAGTTGAATACTTTTGAAATTTGGTATTCCCAGTAGCTTGGGTCTACTGCTGTAGTGTTACTAGGACTGTATCCTGATGTATCACTGTATATATTATTTACTTTACCGTTTATGCCGTATAGATCAAATCCAACTATTTGAATATTAGTATCCATAGTAGCGCCAAGTAATATTGCATATGGACCGCTACCCCAATGAAAGGGGTCGTCCTTTCGTTCTTTTCCATGTTCTATTAAGTCTGGAAGTGAATGTACACTGTCACTGTTAAAATCGTGTGCCCAACGTTGTCTAGTGTATATATCGGGATGTCCGTGTGCAATAGCTTGTGTTACCATCCGTTTGTCACAGCAAACTAGATAATCGGTATATACATCTCGAAAGATTGCATTGCATCCGATTTTCTCAGTACCGTAAATATTATTTAGATTTACTGTCTGTCGACTTGTTCCGTTGCCTATTATTAGCATCTTTAACATCCAACTTTAAACTTTTAAGCTCTGTCATTACTTCATTAAATCTTTCTGTTGCAGTACTAAACATTGTAAAAAGTGCTTTAACAGTATCCATAGTCCACCACCACCATGCAAATGCAAATATTGCAAAAACAATTAACGTTGCAAACAATAAGTGATCTATTAGAGTAATAAGGTCAAATGCATAACTTATGCCTATAGCTGTTAACATTGCCATTGGCGCAATTCTTCCAACCCATATCCAAAATGAGGAAAGCCTTTTAAAATGTTTAAACAATACTAGGCTCCAATGTTACCAAATGGTTGCCATTGGCCTGGAGCTCCTGTTTGTACACATATCCATCCTACATTACCATTTGGTTTAGGAGTATCGTGCCATACAATGTCTCCTGTATTATAAATTCCGTGTGTAGGAATACTGTTACCTACTTCAAATTTCTTTCCTTGAAATTTAACAGCACCAGATGTTTCAAGGCATACTCCATCAGATACCTTGCTAACACCTATACCTAATTTTTCCGAATGTGTAGCTATACCGTTAATACGTAGCACACCGTTGTCAACATATATACGTGATGTAGAATCACCTACAATTGAATTAATTTCTAATAGAGCATTGCTTAATGCATTTAATCCATTTTTAATAGAACCTACTGCTTGTGCATTTATATCGTGTACTAGTTTCATTCTTGTATCGCTCCAAATGCTTTCCAGCTTCCGGGTGTGCCACCCTCAATACAAATCCATCCAACCCAGCCGCCAGCTTGAGGATTGGTGTTATATAATAAATCACCTTTATTGAAGTTTCCTGTTGTAGGAATTTCAGAAGCAACACCAATTTTTTTATCTTGAATTCTTACAGGACCATTAACTTGTAAATCAACATCAGTTCCGGGATACTGTACATTAATACCTACAGTTCCTTTTAATTCGATACCACCGTTTTGTCCAATGATAATACGGTCTTGATTATCTGTAATAATACTTAGTTTGCTTGTAGTATAAGTTCCTACTCTTACATGATCAAACTCAGGATCAACAACAAACTCTGCTTCATTGCTTGCTACACTTAGTTGTCCATTAGGTGCTTCGCACCCGATTGAAAAGCGCATCATTCCGCTATCATAGAGTACAAAGTTGTCGATGTTTACATCGCCTTCTGTACGTAAATTGCTTAATGTGCCTACTTCTGTTAAACTACTTTTTTGTATAGTAACACCTAATGAGTCTGCACTTAGTACAGGAATATCGTCAATTAGGATTTTAGCTTTTCTATGCAAATCAATATCGTTACTAACATAGAATCCGTTACCTTTCCAAACAATCTGTTTTGTACTTTCTCCGTCTTTCCTCCACTGAATTCCGACCATATCTAATGATCCGTTTTGTGGTTGAAAGTCCATTGATGTTGTGCGTTTCTCTGTTGAAATAAGTTCATCAACACAAAGTTTTTTTACAGTAAGTTCACTGCCTACTGTCAACGAGCCTTCAATATTAAGGTCTCCTACAATTTCATCAATGTCGGCAGTACCTACAGTAATTTGATCGTCTTCAACTAGTAATGATGTTCTTGAAGCAAGGTCTTTAATACCAGTACTACGTAGCAGAGTAATCTTACCGCCATGAATTGCATTTCCGCTAATACTGTTTACAGTTGCAGGCGGAGTTTCAGGGGCCGATGTGTTTGCAATAGTCTCGATCGCTGACCCAAGATGTGCGAGACCTTCTCTGATGTTGTCTAACTGGTTCATGTAAGTATTTATCAACTTACCTTGAGAAGTATAGTATCAGTATTAATTCGTCCGTTGAGTTTGATATCTACAGCGTTAATGTCCTCTAAAAATGTACGTAACTTAACTTTTCCTGCACCTTTAAATTCTTTAATTTTTTCTTCAGGCTTACGTAGCGTTTTCTGCACACTCAATTCTTCATTGAACCCAATAATCGTAGTACCTTTTACACTAAGCCCACTTCCTGCACGACGACTACCTGTTGGGTCTATATTCTGTGCAACATACTTGCCTAGTTTACGTGTTTTAACATTAAACACCCAAAGCTCGCTTGCACCTACAACGTCTACAGGATTAACACTTGCAAGACTAAACTTATTATCAACCTTAAGATACTTGAGTTTTTCAACTAGTTTATCAGCACTCTTTGGCTTACGTGTTCTAGTCTTACGAGTTGCTTTGCTAGTATCAACTACTAGTTGACATGCTTGTTGGATATTTTCTAATGCTTCAAGAATCTTTTTAACATCATCTTTAGATAAATGTGAATACCCTTCTTTAAGTTGCTGTAACATATCTTGAGCATGTTCGTCCATCTTTGCAATTTTTGCTTTAGTTGGCGGATTTAGTAATTCTGTATATTCAGCAATTTCTCCATCAAAAAATGCCGCAATTTTTCTAGCATGTGCTTGTGTAACAGCCATTTTTTGGAAATGTGTTTTAAAGTCAAATCCCTTAGGATTAAACGACTTTGGGTCTCGTATCCACCCATCTAGCCATTCGTCGATTGCTTCCATCTGAAGTCCAACTTGTTCTCTAATACGTTCTTGGATAGTAGGAACATATACATTGGACTTTTCTTTTTCTTCTTCCTTCTTAACTTCTACAACTTTTGAACCTACTTCAATCGCTTCTTCAATTCGTTTTTTCAAAAACTCGCTTACAGGCTTTTTACTGCCCATTGTACCAGGAAGGCTTTCCCAGTATGCGTTTTCCTTTTCGTTGTAGTCAGGAGCACCATCTAGTAATGTATGTGCGACAGTACCTGCTGTAACGCTTAGTACATAATTAGGAGCAGACTTTGCTTGCTTAACTTGCTCTTTAGTGTAGTCGCCACTGGTTTCCATCCACTTAAATATTGCTTGATATAAGTCAACAGGCTTAAAGTTTTCATAATAAAAAGCACGGCAAAATTCTCTATGGCGATGGATCTGTTCGCCTGTCCATTCTTCCCAACCTTCCCAACTAGGAGATGAAATTTTTGACCCTCGTCTAATACGTGGAGCTCCACGTACAACTTTCTTTTTGGGTTTTTGTAAAATTGATTTTGCAGTAGCCATGCCATAAGTCTCCTAACTGTTAATGCTTTATTATATATGTAACTTATTAAAAAGTCAACCTAATTTGACTATTCGAATCGTTTTTTGTTATGAAATGCTCTTTTGTACATATTATGTAAGAAAAAATTCATTTTGCTAGACTTAGTAGGCTCTTCAAATTTTAAACTATGTGTCCAATTATCTCTTTTAAATGGAATAACTTGTACTAATGGACGTCCAGGTTTTAAAAATGCTTCTACATCATTTAGATAACACGGAAAGTTAATCATTGATAAATCAAATTCGTCTGTATCAATTATACCTGGCATAACAGTAATGTCATCTTGAAATTGATAAAACGGTTGTACAAACAAACAACTATAACCTTTTGGAGTCTTAATACGCCAAGGAAGATTAATTTTGAAATAACCTTTTTTCTTACCTTTTATATCAACAGGACACTGATCATGTGTATGTCCGGCGTTTGGGTCTGTCATATGATCTAGTACTGTATAAAATTCGCCAATACGTTCTACGGGATAAATTCTACCTACTTGATCAACTTCACCATCAAATTCTACTCCTACTGCCTGTTCGTAAGCGTTAGGAATAATGTATCCTGATGTAATCATATCTCTTACAGGCACACATTTTGCAATAGTAGGGTCGTTTGCTTTTAATTTACTGTACCATTCGGGCAATACTTCTTTAGCTGGTCGAATAGGAAAATATTTTAAAACATGCTGGTCGCCACAAATAAATTCTATTTCCATCTTAAATTTTTTCTCCAACCTCGAAACCTCTAAATGTTTTAAAGCGTGGGAAACGCAAACTGTAAGTACCGTCTTGGTTTTGAGTTACTGCGTCAGCGCGAACTTCCACCAACTGACCAAGCAGAGCATCGCGATCAGTCCAAAAAGTGGATCTGTTATCATCCGTAAAGCCACTGCCGACATTAACCCTAATATCTTTCCCGTCATCCTGCCCAGCGCATACAAGAGCCCCAAGTCGTCCTTCATTTCTTCCTGTTCCTTCTTCTACGTCTGTAACAGAAAGTGTTACTTCAATAAATGGTTTGGCTTTGAGCCAAGCATGAGTCCGCTTGCACTCATAGGGTGCATCAACGTCTTTGATCATTACACCTTCGTAACCACCGTCTACAGCCGCTTTATTAAGCTCTACAAAGCGTTGTTCACCTTCGGGAGTACTAAGGTCTACCTCTTCCCAGTCCAACGCTTGTACGTGCTTTAAAACGCTTTCATTTTCTAGTACCCAATACTTGACTAAGTTACTACGATAAGTTTGTGGCTTATTCCATACACCTTTTTGGAAATCTTCTAGTGGAATAAAATCAAACAAGTGTAGAACAGCATCTTCACTTTGTACATTATCTTTACGATGTACCTGCTTCATTAGATCTTGAAAGTTAGCACTCATTACTTCACCGTCTAGCACACAGTCATATGGTGCAGGCTTAGTTGCTAATACTTCTTCAATCTCTGCAATAATATGAGGGAAGTTATGAAACTGTTTGCCGTTACGACTAAACAATTCTACTTTGCCATCACGACATACTGCTAGTACACGAACACCGTCTAGTTTGATTTCAATCTGTTTCTTACCAACCATTTTCTTTTCATGGTTAGCTGAGTCGTGTGCAAGAGCACAAGTGAACACAGGAACACAACCTGGCACTACTTTGTTAACAGTCTTTTCACTTACACCGCAACGTAGGTCTTTGATTAAGATACGTCTATAAAATCCATTCCATTGTTCTGTAGTTGCAACGCTCATTGCTAGTTCAATAGCATCACGTGCCGCATGTCCTGTTAGTTCACGGTTGATAAGTTGATTAGCAAGATATTTGAATGAATTCCAATCCAATCCTTGTCCTGTAAGTACGTCTGTACGCTCTGGAACTTTCTTAACACCAAATGTTACAAGTGGATCAAGTGCTAGTTTAATGCCTTCAAAAAACTCTGGAACACCTTCGTCAAGTGCTTCTTGTAAGATTGCTTGTTTAGCTAACTTACTGTTATCAGCTTCTAGCTTTGCGATAATATCTTGTGGTTGTGTTCTCATATTTGCCTCACTTGTTTATTTTATATAGTGTAGCACCATTAGTTAAGATTGTCAACCTGATTTGTATTTAGAATTTACTCAGTATATTCAATTTCTGGAATACCTATGCTTTCAATTGCATGTTGACACACTTTACATGGTTTTGCAAGTTTTGGATTACCGTTTATATCATAACGCTCAATTACAATCTTTCTAATCGACGACCAGTCCTTACATCTACGTAGTGCATCAATTTCTGCATGTAGGAATATTGCATCAGGCTTTCCTGCTTCAACAGCAAACTTACCTTGCAAAGGATGACTCTTTGAATAACTGTTTGTGCCTACAGCGAGAATACGCCCTCGCTTGTCGTACAGTGTTGCAGTTAAATTAAATTCGCCTCGTTTTTGCAATATTCCTATCCTTTATAATTGGAGTGAGCGACAGGACTCGAACCTGCATTACACGGATTTGCAATCCGGTACGTAACCATTCCGCCACGCTCACATATTTGGCATCGGGTGAGGGATTCGAACCCCCTGACTCTCGTCCTGGTTTTGGAGACCAGTGTACCACTCCAACTGTACCGACCCGACAAAAACTCATAAAAAAAGCCCCTAACATTATTAGTGCTAGGGGCTTGTCTAAAATAAACTTTTTACAAAGTCGCGTTAAGACATACCCCTTCCTTTTGAAGGGCACCAGCACTGTAATGATGACTGTTGTGATGTTCTTAACACTTATCTATTCCTTGTTTCTTTAGTATGTGTATACTATACTATCTTTATTTATCGTTGTCAATCTATTTTGGATAAGTTAAATGGTGCCGGCGGAGAGACTCGAACTCCCGACCTAAGGTTTACAAAACCCTTGCGCTACCAACTGTGCCACGCCGGCCAACATTCTACTTATCCATCTTCCAAAAAATTACATCTTTGTTTTGAAAGTCTTTGACTGTAATAGCAGGATTATTATCTGGTTCCTGCTTGCCTACATAATGCCAAGACATTCCGTCTTTTCTGTTCTGTTCGACTGTGTCGAAAAACTCTTTATTGTCATGGACGAACAAAGCCATGATTAGAGCTACTCCAAAGAACATAAGTCCTCCTTAGTTGTTGTTGGAGCGGGTAAGGAGAATCGAACTCCTATCATCAGATTGGAAATCTGAGGTCTTACCATTACACAATACCCGCTTGGCGGAAGATGTAGGATTCGAACCCACGGTACGCTCTCACGTAC